TTATTATATGATTCATTCGGTGGTTCAGGTTCCACTCTTATTGCATGTGAACAAACAAACCGTAAATGTTTTATGATGGAATTGGACCCTCAATATTGCCAAGTAATCATTAATAGATGGGAGAAGCTGACAGGAAAAACAGCTAAAAAGTTATAAAATGGGAGGAGGAGATGCATCACATTTACCAAAATTAACTAAAGAAACCGCACCTACCATTGGTAGATTAGGTGGATTAGTTTGTTCAGATAAAAAGAAATGGGCCCAATTATTAGAAAAGAGTCCAACAGCTAAATGTAAAAATTGTAAGGCATTATGTATTTTTAAGAAACAAAATTTAGAAGAAAATAATAATACAACTTGTATTGTACCAGATGCTCGAGCTAAAGCTATATGGTATAAAATGCCTATTATGAGTGAAGAAGTGTTAGATAAATTAGATGCAGAAGCTTTACTTGTAATGACTAAAAAATGTCAAACACCTGCACAAATTAAATTATTACTTGATGCAATTAATCAAAAAAAGAAAACCGATTATCCAAAAATTATAGATACTAGGAATGTTAATGTTAATGTTGATTGGACCAGTGCTGTTGTTGAGGCTCATAAAGAAATGAAGGAAAAAGAGGAAAAGGTAGTTAATCAAGTAAAAGAAGATAAGGAGGAGGTGAGAGAAGATGGAAAAGAAAATAGGATTTAAAGATCTAAAATGGTACTTGAAAACATTAGTTATAATTGCAAGTATTGGAATCGGTTTTTATGCATTAATATTTTTGATATATTTTATTATTGGATTTATGAGTGTGTTTTAAATGGAGAAGTAACAAGAGTAGTAGGTCGTCCATCCCCTAAGATATTTAGTTCATTCTAAACTCTTGTTGCTCCATAAATATCGAGAGGTAATTAATGATACAAGTTAAAGAAAAGGATATTGAAGAACTAAGACCATATTACCAATATGTGGAGAACAACTCAACATTATGAAAGAGTTAGTTAAATATTATTGGGAGAATCCATACAAATATGTAGTCGAAGTAATTGGAGCTGTCCCAACTGACCAACAAGCAGCAATTCTTCAAGTAATTCCACAAGCAATAAAAGAAAGAAAAGGAATTGCAGTTAAGTCTGGTCATGGTTGTTTTGGAAAAGGAACTAAAATAATGTTATATAATGGTGATATTTCTAATGTAGAAGATATTAAAACTGGTGATTTGCTTATGGGAGATGATGAAACTCCTAGGAAAGTTTTAGGGTTATATAGAGGTACTGAAAATTTATATGAGTTTGAACTTACAGATAGACAAAAGTATATATTTAATGAAAGCCATATATTATGTTTAGTTTCTTCGCAATCTCATGGTACACAAAAATCCGGCGAAAAATTTACTGTAACAGTAAGGGATTGGTTAAAATGGAGTGATAGGAAAAAAAGAACGAATTGTTTCTATAGAGAAAAAATAGGTTTTTCTAAATTTGATAATAAATTAAAGATAGACCCATATATTTTAGGATGTTGGTTAGGTGATGGTATTAAAGGGAAACCAAATATTTGTTCTGAAGATGACGAAGTAATAATAAGTTGGAAGGAAAATTGTAATAAAAGAAATTTATTATTTAAAAATTATAAAAATATATATAGAATGAGTAGTGGTCGAAATGGTGGTCATGTTAAAAACAATTTTTCTGAAGATTTAAAATATTATAATATTTTAAATAATAAAGAAATCCCAGTTGAATATTTAAAAAGTTCAATATTTAATAGATTACAATTGTTAGCCGGACTTATAGATACTGATGGAACATTAGATAAAAGGAATAAAAGAATTTTTTCAATATCTCAAAAAAATAAAAAAATGAGCGAACAAATATTATATTTAGTAAAATCTATTGGATTGCATGGTACATTAAGAGAAGTTAAAAAACATTGTTATTATAAGAATAAAAAGAGAGAAGGAATATATTATGAAATAAATATATCAAGAAACACTGAAATAATACCAACTAGGATAAAAAGAAAACAAGGTAAAAAAATAAATAATCCTCAAAGAAATAATTTACATTTTGGGATAAAAAATGTAAATTATTTAGGTAAAGGTAAATATTATGGTTTTGAATTAAATGGTAATCATAAATTTTTGGGTGGTGATTTTGCTGTTTTACATAATACAGGAAAAACGGCCTTGGAGGCTTGGATTGTCCATTGGTTTATGGCTTGTGCTCCTTTTCCTAAGATTCCATGCACAGCACCAACACAGCACCAGTTGTATGATATCTTATGGCCAGAATTATCTAAATGGAATCATAAAGCTAAAAATAAAGATTTATTCGAATGGCGTAAAACACATTTTTTCTGTAAACAGCATGAAGAGAATTGGTTTGCTGTTGCTCAGACTGGAAACAATCCAGATGCAATGCAGGGATTCCATGCAGAGAATTTATTGTTTGTTGTAGAAGAGGCAAGCGGTGTTCCAACTGATGTTTTAGAAGTAATTGAAGGAACACAGACTCAAGAAGGTAGTTTGGTTATGATGTTTGGAAACCCAACACAAGTTAGTGGTGGATTCTATGATGCGTTTTACTCTAAGAGAAAATTCTATTATACATTTACATTAAATGCAGAAGAAACTCCATTAGTTCATCCAAGTTATTATGAGAAGATTGCAGCAAAGTATGGAAGAGATAGTGATGTTTATCGAGTAAGAGTATTAGGAGAATTCCCGAAAGCCGACCCTGATACATTAATTAGTTTAGATAAAGCTGAGAAAGCAGCAGAGAATGATTTTCCTATTCCAGAGGCTTACGAGATTGTAGAGATAGGAGCAGACATTGCAAGGTTTGGTGGTGATGAAATTACTGTATACAGTCGAATTGGTAATGTTATAAGAGAAGAGTATTTTGGAAGGAAGCAAGATACAATGATTACAGTTGGAGCCATCGTTGAAGTGATTAAGAAATATCATAGGCTCAAACAAGTTTATGTTAATGTTGATGATGGTGGTGTTGGTGGAGGAGTTACTGACAGATTAAAAGAATTAGCATATCAGGGAGCAATCAGGGCTGATATAACAGGAGTTAATAATGGTTCATCTGCTGTTGATAAAGATAATTTTATTAATTGCGGAACTGAGATGTGGTTCTATATAAGGGACCATTTAACAGAACTTAACATCCCAGATGATAATGATTTAATTGGTCAACTAACCACAAGGAAATATAAGTTTAGTTCAACCGGTAAGAACATGCTTGAGAGAAAAGAAGAAATGAAAAATAGAGGATTACCATCACCGGATAGAGCTGATGGATTGATTTTAACATTTAGAAGTTTGATATATGGATTAGGTAAAAAAGGTAACAGAGCTCACGCTTGCTAATAAATTATATAATTTATTTAATAACATTTATAAATACTAAAAATAAAGTATCTTTAGTTAGCGGAATTAACAGGTTGTCACAAATTTACATTCCAGTGTCTATTTCCATTGACATGGGAGTTTTATCACCTCTTTTCCCTTGCCTAGTCAGCAAGGGTTTTCATACTCATGAAAATACCAAGCATTTTTAGCAAACCAACAGAGAGAACCAGTATGAAGAATAGGTTAGTCTATTCACCATCTAAAGATTTCAAAGCTGGAACATATACTACTGAAGCCCTTAAAGGTCTCGTTTCTAATAACAAAAAAAGATTTCCTGAAGAACTAGGGGAAGAACATCCTTTCGATTATGCAAGGGTTCAAAAATTAACAATCATGTTTGGTATTGTTGCAGCAATTGTTGACAAACATCTTGATTTTATGCTTTCTGGTGGTATTAATATTAAATCTGAAGATGAGCGAAGTAAACAAGTTATTGATGATTTTATGCGTGATAATGATTTCTTAAATCAAATGAAGGCTTGGAAAAGACAAGCTTTTATCAAAGGATTTTCACCAATGGAATTAGGAGAAGGTGAATTAAATTCTACTACAGGTGTTCATAATATTGATGGAATGAAATTGCTTGATTCTGATAATATATTTGTTGTAAGAGATGACTATGGAACAGTTGAAGGATTTAATCAATGGACTAGACCTTATAAAGATTATACAACACAAACTAAAAAAGAAGTTGAAAATTTTACTCCTTCTCAAATTGCTGATTTAAATTATAATGTTTATGGTGACCAATATTATGGTTTAGGTATTGTTTGGACATTAATGAAGCTTATTGATGACTTGATTGGAAGCCGAAAAGAATCTCATACTTTAAT